GGATCAGGGTAAGCATTAAGAGCTTCACGAACTTGACCCGGAAACTTCTTATCATCTGGTTGCTTAGATACCCCACCTAAATAATTCGGGACACGTTGTGTTACACAACGTGTCCCGAATTATTTAGGTGGGGTATCTAAGCAACCAGATGATAAGAAGTTTCCGGGTCAAGTTCGTGAAGCTCTTAATGCTTACCCTGATCCTACTTTTGGTCTACAGAAAAGACCGGGACTTAAATTCCTTACAGTTTTAAAAGATACTGGTGGTACTGCATATAATGATACTGATTTAGATAATGCTAAGTGGTTTTATATTCATCGTGATAATGATGAGAAATATATAGGGTGTATTGTAGGAGCATCAAGTTCTCCTTATGGAGAGGTACATGTATGGAATGCAGCAACTAATGTTAAGTCTACCATTACTTACTCAGGTAGTTCTAGAGACTACCTTGCAGCTATATCAAAGAATGATTATCATGTACTTACTGTACAGGATACATCTATCATTACTAACAAACAGAAAGTTGTAGGTACGCAAAGTGTCTCTACATTTAATTTAAAACGTAATGCAACTATAAGATTACTTGGTGTAGATTATAGTGCTCCTTATCAAACAGTAATAACTATAGGTGGTAGTACTTATACTTGTAGTTATACAAACACCAGTTCTGGTACAGCTGATACAGTATTGACTGGTATTAAAGCTGCTATAGATGCTAAAAGTCTCTCAGGTTTAGTTGTTACAAAACTGAATACATCTCTTGAGATTACTTATACTGGTGATTTTACTTTAACAGTACAAGGTGGTATAGATGGTAAACAATTAAGTACTTATCAAGATTCAGTAAATAATATATCTGATTTACCTAATGAATCTAAGCATGGTAGAGTAATTAAAATTATAAATACCTCTAGTAGTTTTGATGATTACTATGCTACATTTGTAGCTGATGCTGGTAGTGGTACTGGTCAAGGGCATTGGGAAGAAACCTTAGGACATTCTATGTCTCCCGGTCTTGACGCAGCTACAATGCCACATGAATTAGTTAATACTGGTACCAACGCTTTTACTTTTAGAGCGGTAACTTGGACTGATAGGTTAGTAGGAGATGATACCACTAACTCACATCCTTCATTTAATGGTGAAAAGATACAACAATCTTTCTTCTATAACAACAGGCTAGGATTCTTATCAGAAGATAATGTATCCATGAGTCAGTCAGGAGAGTTCTATAACTTTTATCATATAACAGCTCAGACAGTCAGTGCATCTGATCCAGTTGACCTTAACTGTTCTAGTATTAGACCAGCTGTGTTACATGGTATTATACCAGTAGCATCAGGTTTGATTTTATTCTCTGAGAACCAGCAGTTTATTATGTATGCTGCTGATGGTAACCTATCACCACAGACTGCTATTATACGTGGACTCTCTAACTATGAAATGGACACTAATATAGACCCTGTAGATGTAGGTACCAACATTAACTTTGTTAGTAAGACACCAGCCTATACCAGAGTATTTGGTCTAACCCCAAGGGGTGAAGGTCAGATACCAGAGGTAACTAATTTAGGTAAAGTAGTAGATGAATATATACCAGATACTGTTGACAATCTAATCGCTAGTCCACAAAACTCATTTATAGCTTTGTATGGAGCGACATTAGATACAGTATATTTCTATAGAACACACGCTGAAGGTAATCAACAAGTTCTACAAGCATGGTACAGCTGGAAGTTTCCGGGTAATATATTAAATCTAGTAGTAGATTCTGATGTATTATATAGTGTGGTTAAAATTGGTACAGGCTCATCAGCTAGGTATAATCTACTTACATCTAACTTAAGTGCTACACTTGAGGATGAAGCTATGGTCACCAGTGATGGTACTAAGATCAACCCATACATGGACTTCTACTGTAAAGCTACTAATGGCTTAGCAGGTGGTTCAGAGAAGAAAGTTGTATTTGATAGTACAAATAACTATAGTAAATGCTATATACCATACTCTGATATAACCACGGCTTCACCAATCATTGCTATTTCAGGTGATGCTGCTAGTAACTACAGTACAATCGTTCAGTCTGGTTTTACCATGAAAGCTGAACGTGGGTCAGATAGTGATGGTACATTTTTTAAAGCAGATAATATAGATTTATCAGGTCAGGCTGATAACGTTATTGTAGGTTATACATTTGACTATGATATAACATTACCTAAGACATACTTCCAGTTAGATAAAGGTATAGCAGATTACACGTCTGTTTTAACTATATCTAGAATGAAGTTTTCAGTAGGTAGATCTAGTACACTAGGTTTCAAGCTAACATCTAATGGACTTCGGAATCAATCATATGATTTCTCTAATTTAACAGATGGTAGTAGAACTGAGTTTAGTTTACCATTTGATATAGATGATAAAGATGATATCAAAGTCAGCTTAGATGGTACCAACACAACTAACTTTACTATTACAGACGCAGGTGTTATTACAATGGGTTCAGCTCCAGCTGCTACCGTTAAAATGATAGCCTATGAAGATAACTGGTATGACATACAACCAGTACAGGAAGCTAACCAATACTTAGCTGACGACGTACCTATGGTAGATCAGGCAGTATATACACTACCTATACACCAACGTACAGAAAACTTTTTACTTAGAGTCTTTAGTGACTCACCATTCCCAGTCTCTCTGACTTCAATGATGTGGGAAGGGAACTATAGCCCACGTTATTACAGGAGGACTTAATTATGGCATGGTGGAATGGCGTTGATGAACGTCAGGATAACCAAAACGTAATCAATCAGAATTTTGATTATGACAATGAGATGTACTCTTGGCAACGAGCCAAAGACTGGAGTACTTATTATAATACTCTAGAAGCTCAGTATGTCCAACAGTTAAATGAAGAAACTACTAATAAATATAAAGACAACTTAGCTTTTAGTAATTGGCAAGATAAAGAGAACATGCGTCTCTATTCTTATGCCAAAGAAGCTGAAGCATATAATGCTAGTGTTGTAAGTTATTACGAACAGTTAGACTTTAATAATATAGCAGAGGAATTAACTTTAAATGATACAGCTAGAGCTTATCAAGATCAGTTAATCGCAATTGGTTTCCAGAACAAAGATCTTTTAAATAAGTATCTTGAAGGTGGAGAATCAGCAGCTTTAGAAACTAAAGGTCTGACAGATAAAGTAAAACAAGCACAAGCTGTAGAAAAATTACAGATTAGAGAAACAGGTATTAATAGAGAGTTTGACCTGATCAATGATGCCCTCGATAAAGTTGGATTAAGGGATGGTATGGCAGCTACTAAGGCAGATGCCGCATTCAAAATGCAAGGTATGAGGACAGAGAATGTACAGAAAGTAGGTCAACAAAAAGCACTAGGTCAGGCAGGTAGATCTGCAGAGAAAGCTATCCAAGCTATCTTAGCTAACCACGGTAACGCTCAGATGGCTTTAATGGAAAGTGTGTCTAGTGCTAAAGCTAAATACAATTTAGATCTAGATAAGCTTTCAGCTGCTTTAGCTAATAAAACAAAGCTTACAAATCTACAGTATTCTAATATTGCTAACCAACTAAGTACTTCACAGCAAGATGCTGGTAGAGCACAGGAAGGGGTTGGTATGAAGTTTGGTCAGCTTAAGAAACAAACTGACTATGGTAGAGTACAACTGCAACAATCTATGATTAGTGCTGGTGAGCAGAATGAAGCTGATAAGCAGCGTATTGGTATGGATAAATATCAAGCTGATATCAATGCATCTGCAAGTCTTAAGTCTGTACCTAAGGCACCGCCACAGCAGAAGCTACCACTAATGATACCTGATACAGTATATAATAAGGTACTTGAACCTGTTAAACCTCCACTACCTGTTAGAGGAATCAACACAGTACACGATACTAGCTTCGGCGATACCTTGGTTCAACTTGGTATGGCAGCAGCTGGTGCTGGAATAACCAAATGGATTGGGTAACTAAAAATAACAATGGCAAATCTATTTAAAGGGTACGCCCAAAAATCAGATTACTCAGGGAACTTACTGAAAGGTCAAGATCCCTCAGATAAAATTTTAGAAGAAGGTAAACGCTACCTTAGTGGTTGGAAAGAGGCTTCCCAAGGGAACCGACAAGACCAAGAACGTTATCTTATAGCTCTGGAAGCTAAATTTCAAGCTGAAGATGCTGATAGGAAACGTAATATAAAACTTGAATCTTACTTTGCTGAAGGTTTTGAAAAAGCTTTAACTACAAGGCATGAAGGTTTAATTAAAAATGCTGAAGATAAACTTAAAGCATCTCAAGCAACAGCTAAGAAGTTAGAAGGCTGGTCAGAGAGTGCAATTGACTTAGGCGTTAAAGGTGCACAAGGTTTTGCTAAGGCAAGACAAGACCATGGAATGAACCTAGCAATAGATCTAGGTCTTTCATGGAATACTGCTAAAGGCATACAAGATGCTACAGGTGTCTTAGATGACACTTATCAAGGTACTAACGCTGCAGTATTAGAAGCACGTAAGAGAGGTGCATCATGGGAACAAATAAACCAAATACATAAACTCAGTTGGTTAGGAAATCAAGGGTTTAGAGTTGGTGTTGCTATGAATGCAGGTGAGGATTATAGAGTTAATGGTATTATAAAAAAACAAAGCAATAAATATGACTTCAAAGGTAGGAAAATGTCACTCCATGACGCTACTGCCGAAGGTAATATAGAAGCTTTTGAAGTAATACGACAGAAAATAAGAACAGAATACCTGAATGAAGTAAAAGAAAATACAGGTATTAGTAATAAACTCCTTTCTAAATATGCTAGAGAAAGTATTCTTAGAGCAGAAGGTCGTGTAAGAACAACCTTAATGGAGAAGAATGCTAAAGCAGAGCAAAGTAAAGTACAAGCAGAACAAGCTAAACTCACAGAAACTAGAATTAAAGAAGGTACTTATTGGGAATTTGTACAAAAGAAATTTGGTCCCAATGGTGAAGGTCGAGCTGGAGTATTAGCAGCAGAGCATAATAATCAAATAGATGCTATTACTAGAGGATTGATAGGTCCAGTAGAAATAGAGTATCTTAAAAATATGGAGATTGAAGTTGATGGTAAGAAAGTAAAATATGGTAATAAGTTTACTAAAAGAGCACTTGAACTTGATCAAGCTTTAGTTAATTATAATACTAAAGTAATTGCAAGTGATCAACTAGCTACAAAAACACGTAATGCTAAGTTAGTTAAGAATACACTGCTTTTTAGAAACGAATTATTAAACAGAGATACTCCATTAGAACCAGCTAGAATAGCTTCTATGATAGCTGAATCTAATAGGTTATATGGTCCTGATAACATGATGTCTAAGATGTTAGCAACATTTGTTACTGACCATACATCTGAAGCTAATGATACTATTTACGAAGACACACTTCAAAAACTAAAAGCTCAAGGTATGGTAACTACTAGCATTGTTAAGTCAATGATGTTATCACCTGAGAATGAAGCTGATTGGATGAAGATTGCTAAAGAACAAGATAAATCTCAACCTGATGAATCTGAATTAAAAATACTTGAAGATCATGTTGATGGTAAAATAGCTGAAATTTTAAAATCATTTGGATTTAAACCTGAAGAAGTTTCATCCTCAGATTTAGCTGCTTATGTTGGTAAAAATAGGATTAAAAAATACTTCACCACACAAGCACAAGATGGGAGTCTAACTAGAGGTGAAGTGCTGATTAGAGCACTTGAAAGGTTTGAAGCAGATATTGAGAAGGATTATCAAATAACTACCACAGGAAAGGGTGATACATACACACCTCATTTTGGTACATTTTCAGTTGGTGCTAAAAGACATCCAGTACCTTTAAGTGAGATTACATCAGAACATTTTGCTGCTAACCCTAGATTACCTTATGAAAAATTATTATTAGATCCAGTTCCAATAGTAAAATATTTCGATGATGTTGCTCAAGGTAAAAATGTAGGTTTTCCACCAGAAGTATCTCATTATGTAAGTAAGTTTGGTATTGGTCCAAAAGGTGAAGTCAAGATGACTGAACTAATGTTCTTAGAAGCACAGATGAAATTAATTAATCCTGATTTTGAAATACCTCCACATATGTTACAAATGCATAAAGTAGCATTCAGTCAGATTAGACCTGAATATCAGAAGTATATTGTAGGAGCACATCAAAGTACCAATAGTGTACACGTGGCTCTTAAATATAGTGGACTTTCACATAAAGACGCTCCAACTACTAACAATTATGCTGATAAAAATACAACAGCTTATTTCAATATGGTTAGGAATCCGGCAAACTATCATGCATATTTAAACTTAGATCCAGAAGGTGATCCAGATAAATTAGATTGGACTGAACTATTAGTTGGAGGTGCATATGGATAATAGTAGTTCTATACAAGCTAATCAAGCTCTACCTGATCCAGATAAAGAAAAGTTTGAACAGGAAGAGCAACGTAAATATGAAGAGTGGAAGACTCAACAAGAAGGTGGTGAAGCTAAAGAACAATCTGAAGTAGTACCTGAGGCTGCTGCTAAACCTACCACTACAGCTGATGCTGTTAAAGGAGGTCCGGGTGATCACTCATGGGGTGGTTATGAAGAGCAACAGAAACCTCAGTATGGTTTACAGAAACCTGCTAACGTTAGTCAAGAGGATTGGGATGCTAGACCAGAATGGTCCAGAGGATTAGAAAACATCGTAGCTGCTGGTTCTATACCAGCTTTAGGTGTTGCTGATTTTATTGCTGATGCTGCTGCGTTGGTACCATTCTTAAAACCTGTTAATGAATGGTGGGATGAGAACTCACCACGATCTAACCACCCAGCTCATAAAGCTATCCGAGAAGCTGCTTCAATTATCATCCCTACAATGTATGGTGGTGGTGTTGTGACAGGCAGTTTGAAAGCTGCTACAGCTGCTAGATCTATACCTAAGGCTACACGTATCCTTGGTACAATAGGTGCTCATGCTGGTGTAGATACAGCTGTTACTGCTATATCTTCCCATTCTAAAGAACAAGATAATATAGCTGCAGCTCTGAATGAATGGCTAGGTTGGGATATACCATGGGCTACCAGAGATGGTGACAGTCCAGATGTAATAAGAAAGAAGAATATCTATGAGTCAGCTGGGCTGAGTATTGGTGTAGATTTACTTACATCTGCATTCTCTTTGTCTAAAGCTATGAAAGTTATACCCGGAGATGAGGCTGCAGAGCGTGCTTTAGCTAGACATGCTACAGGTTTTGAGGGGGAAGATCCAATTAGCTTTGGTGTCTTGAGTCGTAGATCTAGTAGAACTAAAGCTCAAAGAGATGAAGCAGTTAGTAGATTAATCAGAGATCCAAGAGGTGATAGAGGGTATGATCCGTTTATCAATACACCTGACCTTGGACCACAGAGTAGAGCTGTTACTGAATTAGAACCTAATCCAATTAAAGCTAAGATAGATAATTGGAGAATACAGAATAATGTAGGTACCGTTAATGGTAGAGCTAGACCTTTCGTAAGTAATAGATTTATACAGAGGATGGCTAATGCTAATCCATCTGAAAGAGCTGAAGCTTATAGAAATCTATTTGATAAAGATATTTCTGCTAACGTTGGTGCTAAGATTGATGGTACAGTTATACCTCCAGATGAAATAAATAAAGCTGTTACTAACTTATATAATAATGTCTTTAACCCTGACATTAAACTAAGTCAGATGGAATCCATTGTCAATGACATGAAAACTGGATTCTTTAATAAGCAGAATTACATGGGTCAACAAGAATGGCGTATTGTTAATGAAGCTTTTATTAAATCATTTGAACAGGTATACAATCCTAAAGTAATGCGTGCGTCTGCTGTAGTTACTAACCAAGCTGCTGGTACAATTGCTGATACAGCATCTGCTATTGGTCTGATTGGTGATGTTGCTATGACAGGTAGACAACAGGAGATTATTGTTGAGAAGCTTAAGTTATTAAGTAGAGAAGTTAGAGCTAACCAGTATATATCTAATAAAGTAGGTGAGTATAAACAACTTGCAGGTGCTCAGAATCCAGCTGCTCTTAAGGCTTGGATTATGGATCAGAATACTGATTTCGCTAGAGGCTTGAAAGCTGTACAAGATAAAGGTGAGGAGTTCTACCAAACCTTAGAAGAGATTGCTAAAAACAATCCTGAATATCTTAAGCCACTTGCATTAGCAATGGAGGCTACCAATGGTGAAGTTGATCAAATATATAAACTTAACAGATGGGCTGAAGAGAACGTAGGATTCTTAAAGAAAGCTTTCTATGATGGTAACCCTCAAGTACCTAGTTTAATTGTTAAAGGTTTACATAGTGTACGCTATAACCATATACTATCTGGCCTTGCTCCACTAAGAGCACTGACAGGTAACTCTATGTTAGCTGCATTTAAACCTGCTACAGTACTAGCTGGTGCTAAAATTACAGGGGATACAGCCACATTCCAAAAAGCTCTTTGGACCTATGGTGGTATTCAAGAGAATTTCCAACGTGCTTATAAAGTAATGGGTGACGAATGGCGTTTAGCTAAGTCACGTCCTGAGGAAGCTATGATGCGTGGTCGTGCAGATCTACGTCAAGCTAAGATGGATAACTTTGAAGCACTAGAAGCTATGGCTGGTGTCTGGAGATCAGAAGGTAATAATGGTAAGGTGGCTATGTGGAATATAGCTAAAGGTTTATCATGGTATAACAACAACCCATTTGTTCGATGGGGTATTAATGCTATGTATGCTATTGATGGTTTTACTAACTCATTAATGGCTAGTGGTTCTGCTAGAGCTAAAGCATATAATATCTTGATGAAAGAAACTAAAGGTGGGTTTAGTAGAGAAGCTTTCGATAAACTACAGAAAAGATTGTATAGTCAAGCGTTTGATCATACTGGATTATTAACAGATAAGGCAGCTAAACATGCTTCGCAAGAGATAGCACTTAACTTAGATAGCCAGTTAGCAAATGATTTGAATACAATGTTGGAAAAAGTTCCAGCTGCAAAATCATTATTCTTATTCCCTAGAACTGGTTTAAATGCCTTGAATTTATCTTGGACATTTACCCCCGGTAGTGGTCTAATACCTCTTCAAACTAAGGTTCGTAAGGTATTTACAGCTTCTAATAAACAAGAAATAGCTGAAGTATTAATGGAGCATGGGCTTGAAAACAGTGATGAAGCATTCCGTACACTTAAATCTGAGTACATTGGTCGTCAGTTAATGGGGGCTACTGTAGTTACAGGTGCTGGTATGTGGGCATTGCAAGGTAATTTAACTGGTAATGGACCTCAAAATGCTGGTGAACGTAAGCGTATGATCAGCATGGGTTGGGAACCTAATTCCATTAAGAACCCTATCACTGGTGAATGGCATAGCTACAAAGGATTTGAACCATTTGATTCATTACTTGGTCTTGTTGGAGATGCAGTATACTTCTCTAATCGTGTAGACCAATCATTAACTGAACAACTATATCAAAAGATAGCATTTTCTATCAGTATGAACGTTGCTAATAAAACATTCCTTAGTGGAATGGAACCATTAGTATCTATGTTCTCTGGTGATGAAGGTGCATTCAATAGGTTCCTTGTCAATCAAGCAGATTCTTTAATACCTTTTGCACCATCTGGTATAAGAAGTGTATTAAATCAAGCTATATCTCCACAACTAAAAGATGTGGAAAATGACTGGGGTTCATTGATGGCTAACAAATGGAAGTTCATGAGTCCTCCCGGTTTAATAGATCAGTTAGATATATACACAGGTAAACCAATCAGATTCCACGAACCTTTTACTGCTGCTGCTAATGCTTTCATGCCATTTGGTAAATCTAATGGTGATATGGAGCCTTGGAGACAGTGGTTAATCAGTACAGGATGGGATAACGTACAAAGTATGAGGATCAATCCTATTACTAAAGAGTTATTAAGTCCTGAGGATCGACATTGGATCAATAACTGGATAGCTAAAAACATGAACTTAGCTGGACAGATTGAAGGAATGATGAATTCAGAAGATGGATTCTGGACTAGAAAGATGAAGGAATATAAACGAGATAGAGGATGGAAAAAACAAAAGGATTATCCACTTAAAGAGTTGGTCGTACATCAAGAACTATCTAGGATTCATAGAAATGCTATGAAGTATGCGTGCTCTGCATTGGAGAGATACCATTCGCAGTATTCACAGGTGGGCTTACAAAACACTAGAATTAAAAATGCTTTACGACAAGGTAATATGCCAGCAGCTCTGGAAGCAAATGAAACAAAAGAAGACTTAAGACGTTTATTAGACTTCTAAAATGACCGTAACAATTGAAAATTTATATACGGGTAACGGCTCCACCACCGATTACTCGTTCACATTCCCATATTTAGACACAACTGACATCAAGGCAAGTCTTGGTGGAGTTGTTACAACTGCATATTCGTTGCTAAATGCAACAACGGTTAGATTTAATTCAGCTCCCGGTAATAGTGTAGCAATTAGAATCTATCGAGAGACAGCTTATACCAACCCTAAAGCTACATTCTACCCCGGTTCAGCTATAAGAGCTGGAGACTTAAACGATAACACCCTACAAAACTTATATGTAACACAAGAGTCTAATGATAAAGTTGATGATGCATGGCTTAGAGGCGATCAAACTATCATTAGTTCAGAGACTTGGTATACAACTGATGATACAAAGGTAGCTTCCACTAAAGCTATTGAAAACCGTATAGCTGCTCAGATTGATACAGCTATAGAAGGTGATGTACTGGCTGGTACAGACCTAACAAAGACTCAAACAGGTGGTCAGGTAACTATTAATCATAGTGTTACTGGTGCTGCTTCAGTTAATAATAGTAATGGTTCTGTTATTCAAGACCTTACTATTAATGGTAGAGGACATGTAACAGGTACTGGATCAGTTAATTTAGATGATAGATATTATACTGAAACCGAACTCAATGCTGGTCAGTTAGATAATAGATATTTTACTGAAACAGAATTAACAGGTGGTGCTCTTGATGGACGCTACTTTACAGAAACAGAAGCCGATGCTAGATACTATAGATTAGGCAGTGTAGAAGAGATACAATCAGGTGAAACTTGGACAGCAGCTGATAACAAAGTAGCCACCACAAAAGCTATAGATGCTCGTATAACAGATCTTGTTGATGACGTAGGTGGTTTTGTACCAATAGCAAATGAAACATCTTTTCCTAACGCTAACCCTGACGTTAATAACGGGGCTGGAACTCTTATATCTATTAAAGCTCTCAGCGGAAACCTTACCTCTAATGGATCTGGAGTTGCAACCATTTCTAATGGTAACGTAGCTAATAATGCAACCGTTACAATAAATGGTTTAGAAGCTAGTACCACTTATGCAGCTACATTAGGTATGATCGTAGAGACTACATCTACATTACATACTTATACATTCCATAGAGTAACACCAAAAGCAACAGAGGTTACAACAGTTGCTACAAACATCACTAATGTCAATAATGTTGGTGGTAATATCAGTAATGTTAATACTGTAGCTGGTAACAGCACTAATATAAATACAGTAGCTGGTGCAAATAGCAACATAACTTCAGTTGCTGGGTCTATATCAAATGTCAATACGGTAGCTAGTAACATAAGTAATGTTAATAGTTTTGCAGAAAAATATCGTATATCAAGTTCTCAACCAACATCTAGTTTAGATGTAGGAGATCTTTATTTTGATACTACAAATGATGAACTACGTGTATATAACGGTACTTCATGGCAAGGTGGTGTAACTGCTACAGGTAACTTAGTTACTAAAGCTGATATTGGTGCAGCATCTGGTGTACCCGGAACTGGTACAGCTGGTGAGTTTTTACAAACTAATGGGTCTGGTACTCTTAGTTGGCAACCAATAGCCACAGTTTTAACTGAAACAAATCAAACTATTTCATCTAGTTATACTATAACTTCTAATAAAAATGCTATGAGCGTTGGTGATGTCACCATAGCCAGTGGCGTGACTCTTACCATCCCTGCAAATTCTAAATACATTCTAATTTCTTAATCTCATGGCATACGGAAAAATTAAAGCTGATTCAATTATTTATGATAATTCTGGGTCAGATGTCGAAAAGACAATAGCTTCATTAGCTACACCTGATGAAGGTACAGCTATTAAATCAACAGGTGAAGGTAGTACTACTAAATTTTTGAGAACAGATGGAGACGGAACTTGTTCTTGGCAAGTACCAACAGATACTAATACTCAACTAAGTACTGAACAAGTACAAGATATTGTTGGTGCTATGGTTACTGGTAATACTGAAACAGGTATTTCAGTAACATATGAAGACGGTGATGGTACTTTAGATTTTGTAGTAGGTAACGCTGCTACAGCTACAGAAGCTACAAATGTAACAGCAGTTGCTAACAATTCAACTGATGAAACAGTATATCCTGTTTTTGTTGATGGAGCAACAGGTACACAAGGAATAGAAACTGATACTGGTTTAACATATAATCCTAGTACTGGTTTACTTTCAACAGCTGCTGTAACTACTACAGGTAATGTTATTGTTGGTGGTAACCTTACTGTAAGCGGTTCAACTACTACAGTTAATACAGCTACCCTTGAAGTAGAAGATAAAAATATTGAGCTAGGTAAAGTCTCATCTCCTTCAGACACAACTGCTGATGGTGGTGGTATTACACTTAAGGGTGCTTCAGATAAGACGTTTAACTGGGTAGATGCTACTGATGCGTGGACATCTAGTGAGCATATAGCTGCTGGAGATGGTAAGAAAGTATTATTGGGAGATTCTCAAGATTTTCAAATCTACCATGATGGACACTCAAATATAAATGGCTCTGCTGGAGGAAGTATTTATATAAGAGCTAAAGCTGGAGAAACTTCTATTTTATGTGTTCCTGATGATGCTGTAAAACTATATTATGATGCATCAAAAAAACTAGAAACCACAACGGCTGGCGTTACGGTAACTGGATCAGTAACAGATGATAAGGGTGATGTAAGAACTATACCTCAACTTTCTAAATCCTCAGCTCACACAATAGTAGCTTCCGATGCAGGGAAACATTCACTTAATAGTAGTGGTGGTTGGATTTTTAATACAAGTACAGGATTTACAGCAGGTCAAGCAATCACGTTAATAAACAATAGTAGTTCTGATCAAACTATTACTCTTACAGGTGTATCTATTTATAACTCGGCTACTGGTGGTGCTCCTACAAAATTAGCGGGAAGAGGTATGGCTACTGTTGTTTGCACAGCCACTAATACTTACTACATCTCAGGTGCGGGGTTGAGCTGATATGTCTAGTCAACAAATGTTACTGGGTGCTGGCGGTAAAACAACGATTTTGCCAGCAATAGACAATGTGTTTTCGACATATGCTTACATTGGAAATGGTGCTGCTGGTCGTGTAATAAATAATAATATTGATTTAGCAGGTGAAGGTGGGCTTATTTGGACTAAAGCAAGAAGTAATAATACAAATCATATTCTCACTGATACAGTAAGAGGTGTTACTAAAAGATTAATTACAAATGGCACTGCTGCACAAGCAACTGAAACTAATGATATTGGATCTTTTGACGCAGATGGTTATAAAACAAATGCAGGAGGATCTACCAATAGTTCAGGAGCAGATTACATATCATACACCTTCCGCAAGGCACCCGGTTTTTTTGATATTGTTCAATATACAGGTAATGCTAGTAACAGGAATATATCTCATTCTTTAGGGTGTATTCCCGGTATGATATTTGTTAAAAAAATCAATGGTACGGAAGAATGGGCTGTATATCACAGAGAAGTTCCAGACAGTTTTTTAAAGCTAAATTCATCTGATTCTGCATCTGCAAATAGTACATTCTGGAACTTAGGTCACAGCTCTACAGCTTTTGGTATTGGTACAAATAGTTATGTAAATAATAATGGTGATGACTACATAGCTTATCTATTTGCAGGAGGTAGTAGCACAGCTTCCACTGCAAGAAGTGTTTATTTTGCTGGTTCTAATGATGAACTAAATTGTAGTGAAGCGTATATACCTAATACTGATAGTAGTACTAATTTTTGTTTAGAAACATGGTTTAGGACACCTGATGCAGGTAATTGGAATGTTATTTATGGCCAATATGCGGGTTCAGCTAATGGTCGTATGTTCTTTGGTGTTGACGACCATAAAGTAAGATTAGAAGTACCTAGTGGTATGGTTGGTGCTTTTAGTACAGGTATTAATAGTGTTGGTAATAATCAATGGTATCACGTTGCTTGGACATTTGATGGAACAACACATCGTTTGTTTTTAAATGGTGAACTCAAAGATACAACAACACCTTCAAACTTAAATACTGGACTAGACTCAGCTAACCCTAGATTAGGTGGTATACCTGATTATCCGAGTTATGATTTTGAAGGTCACATGTCTAATTTCCGAATAACACACGGGCAAGCAGTTTATACCTCATCATTTACACCATCGACTACACCATTGACAACTACTTCTCAAGGTGTAACAGGATCGAATTGTAAGCTTTTATGTTGTAATAATTCAACAGTAACTAATAATGATGGTAGTTCTGGTACACTTTCTATAGAATCTGGCGGTACAGTAACAGCAAGTACAGATAGCCCATTTATTGATCCAAATGTTTATAAATTAGGAGATACTGAAAATCAAGAAGGAGTTAAGGCAGGTATTTATAAAGGAAATCTTAGTGCAACCGGGATTGCAATTCATTTAGGTTGGGAACCTCAGTGGTTAATGATTAAACGTTCTGATTCGGCTGAAGGTTGGGTTATATGGGACACTATAAGAGGTCTTACTAGTTATGGAGGTAGCAGTACTGACGATTCAGTTGATGAAAGATTTGAGGCTAATACAAACGCTGGAGAAGCTTCAAATAACTATTTAGAATTAACACCTACTGGTTTTTTACCAACAACTAGTAATTCAACTCTTAACGCTAGTAGTAAGTATGTATATTTAGCTATAAGACGACCAGATGGATATATTGGTTCTACGATTGAAAGCGGTGTCGATGCATTTGCTATGGATATGGGTAGTGCTAGTGCTACTATTCCTGAATTTGATAGTACATTCCCTGTTGATTTTGGAATATATAGAATACCTGACAGTAGTGATAATTGGTTTTGTGGTGCAAGACTTGGGGGAGCAAAATATATGAAAGTACACGATACTAATGCTGAAGCTGCAGATGGAGATACGGTATTTGATAGTAATGTAGGTTGGAATAAAGCTCAAGCTACAAATCGTCAATCATGGATGTGGAAAAGACACGCTGGTTTTGATATGCTTACTTATACCGGGAATGGAAAGGCTGGTCGAGAAATGCCGCACTCATTAAGTAAAACTCCTGAGATGATGTGGGTTAAATGTAGAAGTGGAGATGAAAGCTGGATTGTTTACCATAAAGGTTTATATGGTGGTACTAATCCTGAACAGAAATATATGAAACTTAATACTACTAATGCACAATTAGACGATACACATTGGAACGATAAGGCACCTAGTTCAAGTCATTTTACGCTTGGAAATGATAGTTCGGTGAATGCCAACAATGCGAAGTATTTGGCCCTGCTCTTCGCCAGTGTTGATAAAGTCAGCAAGGTTGGTTATTACGATGGCTCAAATTCTGCTCAAACAATAACAACTGGGTTCCAACCAAGGTTTGTAATAATAAAAAAATACACTACAAGTGGTACTAATTGGGTTGTATTGGATACAACTAGAGGCTGGGGTTCAGGAGACGATAAGTGGTTAAAATTAGATAGTACTGATTCACAACTAACTTACGACTTGGGTGCACCAACTTCTACAGGGTTTACTCTAGTAGGTGGAAGCCCTACTAATACCAATATATCGGGTGAAAAATTCATCTACTACGCACACGCCTAAATGGAAATCCCATCCATAAAATCTAAGTTACCAACTTCAGATGCTCTAGAATTTAAAGATATGATTCTAGAGCCTCCTACTGCTAATATGCCAGTGTTTCCTCCTATTGTAATACCTCCGGGTAATCTACAAGCTCCAGCTGGAGTAGAATTAGAGGAAACACCAGCAGAAGAAGAGGAAACAACAACGACTGAACAACCAACTCTTAGAGTACCTGTTGTTAAGATTGACTTACCATTACCTAGTGCAGAAGTCGTAGCTACTGCTACCTATGCAGCTGTTGCAGCTGTAGCCACTACCACCTTAGCTACTCCTTTATTCGATAAATTAAAGAAACAAATCCAAAAGTTCCTACAGAAAAAAGTAGATAAATGGAAGGAAAACCGCCAGAAAAAGAAAAGGGACTCCTCGGTAAGCTGAAGGATGCAGCAGAGGATCAAGAACATCAGATACAAATCTTAGGTACATTCGTTAGACTTGGCGTTGTCGTCTGGTCTGGATTCATCATTACGATG